TACATACAGGTCAACGTTGCCGAATGCCTTGCTGGCGTATAGCGACGATGGCTTGCCGTTGGGTAGGCATATGGTCGGCGACGTGTTTGACGTCCTAGACCATCTATGGGCGAACGACATGCACCCTTGTGCAGCGATATTCCATCCAACGTGTACATACATGACGGTTAGTGCGGAATGGGCGTACAAGGACCCTGACTTCGCGCGCTATCCGGGCGTTGGCTATCACCAACGTTTGAAGCCCGGAACGCTATTTGGCGCGGAACGTCGTGCGGCGCGTGAAACGTCGCTGAACGAAGTACGGCGGATCATGCACCTGAACATTCCAGTCAAGGTCATTGAGAACCCACGCGGAGTTATCGGCACGCGCATTCGCAAGGCGTCGCAGTCCGTCCAGCCGTATGAGCTAGGCGACGACGCCAGCAAGGTCACTGACCTTTGGTTTACCGACTGCCAGGCACAACCGATTAAAGACTTGTGGCTGGTCAAGGAGGCTTGGCAACGCGTTCCCGGCCGCATTGTCGAATGGCCAAAGGGTTCGGGTATCATGCGCGAACGATGGGGCAACCAGACAGACAGCGGACAGTCCAACGCGACGCCTAGTGACGACAGGTGGGACGACAGAAGCAAGACGTTTGACGGTATAGCCGACGCTCTTGTCGACGCCGTAGACGCGTATCTGACACGACTTTATTAGGAGAGAAGCCATGGACGACAAAAGCCAAGAATATCGGGACCACATTTTGCGTAACAGGTTTGAATACTTCGCCCGCAAGTACGCACCACGCGGACGGGAAAGTGAATTTCATGCGGACTTGCACATGCTGGTGCAAGCCGTGCACAAAGAAGCGGTAGCCCCGTACGAAAAGACAATGACCAGCATGCTCATGCACGTGTCGTCGATAGTGCCGGTACTGACCAAAAAGGATTGAAGCCATGGCCATCCTGGCTTGCGAAACGTTCACGCTGAAATATTGCTATGCGTCACACTTAGGCGGAACGCTGATCGCGCGCCTGAGTGACGGCGCGGTGTACTTCATTCCGCGTGGCAAAGAGACGAACTCGTTTCGTATAAAGATGGGCATGAGCAAGCCAGACGAGGTAAACGCATACATGTACGGCTTTGACAAACAGATGAAAAAGGACAAGTATGTGACCGTGCATAAGCAGGGTCACTACATTCAGTTACACAACCGACCACTAGGAGAGAAGTCATGCAGACCAAAAAGGACAGCATCGGAAAACGGATCATTCGATTTCTAGAGCATATCGCAATGCCGGGTTACTCGGCGCAGCGTGACGCAGCAGAGTACACGAGACGCATGAACGAAGATACAGCACGTAAATGCGCAAGAGACGCGGATAAGCGTCACTACCGCCGTAGTGCGTCAGAAATCGTTGAGGACTTAGCAATCAAGCAGGCCGAAGAGCAGGTCGAGCAATGGCGTAAGGACTACCCGGAAATACCACGAGCCTATTGGGGCGGTGCAACGCCGTTCAAGAACTTGGCGGACATGAAGAAGGCGCACGAAGAGTTCGCGCAGGCAGTTGTGGCAACGGAAGCGTTCAAAGCGATGGAACGCGCCGTGGCGGAAGCACCACCAGGAATTACTGATCGGCCTGCACGTGCGTTCAACATTCACGTCATCTGCAGCAACGAACACGTTGCGGTCGAACTGGCCCGGCTGATCTTGGCGAAGTCGATCCCGGACCTGTACGCTGGCGACTACCCGATGGAAGGTCGCAAAACCCGCGACTGGCGCGATAAGCTCCGTATGGCGCTTTGGTGTCACACAAGGCCGATGCAGCGGCGTTACAGACCGTACCGCGTCAAGTGCCAACAGGCAGAAGGTGGTTACGTTCCGGTCGAAGCCGTTGAACTTGACGCCGCCACGCTGGAACCGAAGAAATGACAAATGGCGCAGAACGCGCCTTGACGTAAAAATGTTTGACACGTAAGAAATCAACGTGCATAACAAATCTACCAACAACGGAGTAACCCCAATGAAATCGATCATGCTTGCAACGTCCGCCTCACTCATGCTCGCTGGCGTGGCCTTTGCCGCACCTGGCACCGCTTCCGGTAAGGCACCGCCCCCGCCACCGCCCGCCCCGAAGGCTGACGCCCCTGTTATCGACGCCAAGGCCACTGCAGCGAGCGATTTCACCTTCGATGACGTTCCGATGCCTGAGAAGGTCGTCGGACGCGCTGGTGGCAGCTCCAAGGAACAGAGCGAGACCGCAAAGCGCCTTGCTGCTATCCCGGTCGGCAAGTCCTGGCTCGAACCCGTCGTCGTCCCGGACACCATCACCGATGCCGGCGAACGCAAGACGGCCTTTGCCGAAGAAGCGAAGAAGATCCAGAACCGCTTGACCGGCGCGATCCGCCGCCACAAGAAGATCGACGGCAACGGCCTGCAGTCCTTCTCGGTACTGCGCGTCGATGACGACACACTCGGCCACGGCGTCCGCGTCTATCGCAACGCCGACGAAACTGCAGCGACGGCCTAACCTCCTCCAAGGCGTCGTTTCAGTCTGCACGTGCGTCGCCGCCAAACGGTGCACGTGCAGATCAGAAACAACGTCTAGCCGCATCGGTAAGTCATTGTACCGAAGCGCTGGAAGTGAGGGGGAATGCTTCTACGGAGTGTCCAGCCGTAGCCCCCTCACCGCAGTTTCACCAAAGGAACCAAGCCATGTACATTCATGAACTGATCGGCGACAAGTTCGAACTGCTTGAACGCGCCATGAAACACCCCGGACTGTCGCCGAAGCGTAACCCCACGATTGAGCAGGCGCTTAAGGTCGTCGTTGGTGAAGTCGAGAAGGCCGCAGTCGAAACGTTGATTGCGCGTATCCGCCCTGAACTCGCCGACATGTACGATATGTTCGAGATCGAGAACGGCAGCTACGAAGAGACCGAAGCCGAGCAGCGCACCGATTGGGAAAGCGCACTTGACGACAAGGTCGAAGAGATCTTTCAGGTATACGAACAGAACCTGTCGGCGGACTGGCTGGCCAGGAACACAATCGATACGCGTCTGTTCGAAGAGAACGCGATTGACAGCCTGGCGAAGAGCGGCGCACGTGAGATCGTCAAGCAGCTCTGCGCGATCAGCACGGACGAACTGAAACAGGGCGTCAAGGAGAAAAGCCCCGCGCAGATCCTGTCGAACGCTTCGATCTTGACGTCAGACGTCGAGCTGTATCTTGATCAACACAAAGCGCCTATGACGGCGGAAAAGGAAGAAGCCATGGCCGAAGAGGCAGACCAGAACATTGAAGCCGTTATCCAGAAAGTGCGCGACCATGTCGGCACCGGCTTCGACGTGACCGAAGTGTACAGCACGTTCGAACTCGCGCTGGATGACGACGACATTCTCGCATACGGTGCTGGCGGACGTCTCGGCCTGTCCGAAGACGACGTCGAGATCATCCGTCTGTTCGTCCTGACGCACGGCGACGACACGGCGAATGTGCTAACGGCAATGCTCGACGACACGAGCACGGTCAAGAAGCCGCAGCGCCGCAAGGCAGCGGACAAGGTCAAGGAACCGGAAGCCGCACCGGCCATCGCAGGTGACGCAGCGCGGGTGCTGACGATCATCAAGAACCACACCGCCGAGCAAGACGCAGCGATGGCGAACGCTCTTGGCTTCAGCCGTGCGTCCTACAACAACTATCTGAACGGCAAGTCGCCGTTCAAGCCGGACGAAATGCAGAAGGAAATCTTGCGCGGCAAGGTTCTTGAGAACCTGAACGCCGTGTACGAAGCGCTCTGCATCATCGACGGCGTCGATATCGAACGCACCTGGGAGTGACGCAAATGCAAGGCGCGATAACCACCCCCACGGGCCGTCTTGTTCACACTGGCTTCGACTTCGGAAGCCGCGACTACACGGCTATCGCCAAGCACGACGGCAAGTACTTCGTCGACATTGAGATCATGCCGCCGCAACCGAAAACCATCGACGCCGACTATTCGGTCATCGAACAACGGATACTGGAGCACTACATGATGCAGGACGTAAAGGTAACGGAAAAGAACGGCGCGCTGTACGTCGGTGACGAAGTCGCGGACAAGACCGCGATTGAGTACATTCGACGCGCCGGGATGGAGTTCATTCGCTCGCACTTCGCACCATACGAACGCCGCCAGCTTTCAGCGCGCCTCAAGGATAGCGTTGCTGTCGGTGCGCTCGTAGCTGCGCAAGGGTGGAAGTGATGCGCCCGCCAGGCTGCAAGGCGCGTCAGTACAGTGACCAGATGCACTGTGCTGAGTGCGGCCTGTCCTGGGACGTGAACGACCCCGACGAGCCTGCTTGCAGGCCGGAAGCAATTGAACCAAAACGCGAGAAGCCGCCGTCTGATATGGGCGAGCGGCTTCGTACATTGGCGTCGAAGATCAAATACGGGACACGGCATTGAAGCGGCGTAACCCACTGCCGAACGTCGACCAGACCTTCTTGCATCGGATCTGCGCGGCGCTTGACATGAAGCCAACGGAGCTGGCCTCAGTGCTTGAGGTTCCGTACGCTGACGTTTACAAGATGCTTGACCAACGACACAACGTCGTTGAAATTGACAGGGACGAGGTGTGGTGGCAGATCGCAGGAATAATCGACGAGCAGCTAGGCTTGCTCATGGCCGTACGTCTGGAATTAAGCAAAGCCTTGCAAAAGGACAGAACGCAGCGCGCATTGCGGCACGCGCAGGTGCGCGAGCGGGTCAAAAAGCCTTCACCGCGCTAACCACACCGACACCAGGCCACGCCGTAGGTGTTCTAGTAATCATAGCGCTCGCCGGTAGCGCATTATTCGGGTGACACAATGATAGGCGATACAGGAATACGAACCTTTCAGGTCGTGCAGTACGTGACCGGACCGCTTGAAGGTAACATCGACGATTGGCCCCCTGTCATTCAGGACAAGGTGTACGCTGCGCTTGAAGCCAAGGCGCAGGAAGTACAATTGCCGCTCGTAATCATCGCGTCGTACTGCGACAAGGACCACGACAGCACGGACGAAACGAAGGTTTGGTTCCTTCGCATCGTCGCATCCGAAGTGGTCGCGGCTGACGACCGGCTCGTAAATCCTGGGAGGTTGCACTAATGAGGCTGCACGACGTACTACCTGCACTCATTTCCGGTAAGGAAATACGACGCGTAAGCGCTAAAGACCTGCGTTTCAAAATCGGTACAACGGGCGCGGTGTCAGTGCTCGTGATGTTCTCGCCGGGTCAATCATCCACGCCGATCCGCACGCAATTCGACGCGGATGACATACTTGCGGGCGATTGGGAAGAAGCGTGACACTCGCTCTCGGCGTAGACCCCGGAGCGCACGGGGCGTTCACAGTCTACGACGGTGAAGCTGGCCGCATCGTACAAATAGATGATATGCCGACCTGGCTGCAGGCTATAGGCAAGAAGAAACGTGAACGCATTGACGCGCTAGCCGTGGCTGAACTCTTCGACACTTATGAAATGATGGGCGTCGAGCTGATCGTCATGGAAAGCGTAGGCGGACGTCCGCAGCAGAGCGCGTCGGCGGGCTTCGTCTTCGGGTATGGTGTCGGTCTGATCTACATGGCTGCAGTCTATTCGCGTATACCCATGGAGACAGTTCCAGCCGCGACGTGGAAAGCGCTCATGCGCGTACCAGGCAAAGGCAAAGCGGATGATAGTGCTATCATGGCCAGGGCAGAAGAGATCTTCCCGCACGACAGACAGCTATTCTACGGCGTACGTGGTGGTAAGAAGGTTGACAGAGCCGAAGCGTCTATGCTAGCTAAGTTCGGTACGGACCACGTACTACGCGCGGACAAGATAGTCCGCGACTTGGAAGCGATGATAGCGTATCGTCGCGCGGAGACAGGAGCTTGACATGACACCGGAAGAAAAAGCCGAGAAGGGGAAAGAGTACGAGCGCCAGGCGCATCGTGTACAGTCGGGAATTGCGTACTTGAGCGACAAAACGGACCAGCAACCGAAGCACCTACGCGTCGGTATCAGTCTGCGCGCCGCTGAACACGGCGGACTCGCCGAGCTTCTTATCTCCAAGGGCTTGATCACCGAAGTCGAGTATTGGGACGCGATGATCAAGGGTGTCGCCGACGAGGCTGAACGCATGCGCCACCAGCTCGCCGAACAACACGGCGTACCAATCGAAAGCGTCAACTTGGCGTAAGCCGTGCGGACAACACTAACGAAGTAAAGGACAACGAACATGGCATGGGACAACGTACCCACTAAGCTCGCGATCTACCGCACAATGCAATACGGCGGGACTGACGCAGAGTTCCGGCTTATCGCAGCCTTTGTGCCTGCGCCCTGGCCTATCGCCGTCGAGAACGTGCCGGTCGCGCAGCGTACGGAGTTCGAGCTTGAACTTGACAAGCGCATGGGCGCTTGCAAGAACCTGTCGAACTCTCGCGCCATCCCGCCCGCCGCGCTGCAGACGTGAAGAAGATACTACACCCATTTCTGATAGGCAGCGTTGGCGTACAGGCCAGCAACGGGTCTTTGCTGATCATCGGCGAGGACCAGGTGCGTGAGTACGCCAACGCTCTAACTGAACTCGCGAACGAATTGGAGAAACGCGATGATCGTGACCCAAGAGTGGACGCACGGCCTGACGTGCATGCAACAGACAGTTCTTCTGACGGCGATACGCGGCCCTGACGGCGTCGCCAAGTACCATCCATGCAAGTTTTTGCTGCGGTGGTATAGGCGCTGCGTACTTCTCGGCGCGCTTGACCACAATGTATTCGACAACCCGTACGACCCACGAGGCGGTTCTTTTACCGGACCAAGCTTCAAACTTGACGGTCACACGCACTTGACCGTACCGGATGACTACGACTGGCGTCCGAACATGAACCAGATCGTCAACGAGTACCTTCGGTCACTGGACGAATTGCCCCACCACTTTCAGCTCCACCTAATGCACGCTATCGAGATATTGGGTTACAAGCATCATGACGTTAGCGTTCGCGACTGGTGGCACGAGGTATACCGCACGCTCGCCGATGACATGCACCTGAGCATCGAGACAGAGGCCGAACTTGACTTCCGTCTCGGCGATAGCGAGGCGCAGTGGCGCGCGAAGAGCAGCAAAGCGACGCAGGAATGACGCTTGACGTATTCCCTTTCCAAGACTACGCGGCTGGCCTCATGGCCAGTCGTGATCGTTATGGACTACACGACGAAATGGGCGTCGGCAAAACGCCGACGACTGTACGGGCTATTAACAAAATCCTTGGCGAGCGCGGTATTATCGTCGCCCCGGCCATGCTGCGCGAGAACTGGATACGTGAGTTCGGCAGGTTCTCGCAGTACCCGTTGCGCCTTGCCAAGGGTAAGACGATACATGACTTCGTTGCCTGGCAGCGCAATCGCTTTGACGTCCTGGTCGTAAGCTACGAACTTGCTACGAAGTGGATGCCACACATCCACAAGAACGGCGAGTATCTGGACTTCATCGCGTTCGACGAGGCGCATTACCTCAAGAACGAAGCGGCGGGACGGACACGCGGGCTTCTCGGCCTCGACGCAGCGTGCGATATGGACAGCCTTGTACACTACGCAGAGCACGCTTGGCACATAACCGGCACGCCCATGCCGAACGACCCGATGGATATCTATACGTTCCTGCGGTTCGCCAAGGCTATGCAGCTCGACAGCAAAGAGTTCGCGTACCACTTCTTCAACAAGTCGATGACAACTTACGGCGCACGCTACACGATCAAACCCGAAATGACGACGATCATGCAGCAGATGTTGTCGAACAATTCGATACGCAGAACGCACGGTGACGTCGGCATGCAGCTTCCGCCGATCTTCCTGACGGAAGTTCTGATCGAAGGCAGCACAATCGATATCGACGAGGCGTTGCGTGAGTACCCGCACCTTGAATTGCAGATCGTGGCGGCTATCGAAACCGGAAACATGAAGCTCTTGGACGCCGCGCACATTGCTATGGTGCGCCGTCTCGTCGGTAAGGCCAAGGCAGTTCCCTATGCGCAGATGCTCAAAGCCGAGCTGGACGCAGGCGCGGGTAAGCGCGTCGTGTTTTGCCACCACACGGAACCGTTGCTGTACGTCGAGCGCATCATGCGCAAGCATGGATACAAAGTCGTTACCGCGTATGGCGACACGAAAGAAGCGGACCGCATCGAAGCTGTACGTTCTTTCATGCACGACCCTGACTGTATGGTATTCATCGGCAACATACGCGTTGCTGGTGTAGGCTTGACGTTGACTGAAAGCTGTGAGATAGACATGCTTGAAAGTGATTGGTCGCCCGCTGGTAACGCACAAGCAATCAAGCGCGTACACCGCTACGGACAAACAAACACTGTTCGAGGACGTTTCATAACACTGGCGAACTCTATCGACGTCAACGTCAACGCTACGGTGGCCAGAAAGACCGCAGCGATCGCAGAAATCGAGGGGCATAGTATGACGGCTGCGCCCCTTGACCAGACCTTGAGTTAAGGTTAAACAAGTTATCGTCACAAGGAGAAACCACATGAAAATCGAGTTCGATCCGACCAACCCGGCCGACGTATCCGCTGCGTTCACGGTGCTCAACGCCTTGAAGAACAAGGCGGGAAACGCAACTGCCCCTCAAACGAACGATACGGCAGCTCCGACCCCGCCTGCCCCATCCCCGCCGCCTGCCGCTCCGGCTGCATCCTCGACCGCCCCCGCCGCCCCGGTTAGCGCTCCTGCCCCCGCACCAGCTCCGGCCCCCGCGCCCGCTCCTGCACCAGCTCCTGCCCCGGCTGCAGCGCCTGCACCAGCTCCTGCCCCGGCTGCAGCGCCTGCACCCGCACCGGCCCCCGCTCCTGCACCTACTGGCGGCATGACGCAGGCAGCACTTGCGAAGCTCGTCGGCGAGTACGCGAAGATCCACACACCGAAGGGAACGAAGGCCAGGTTCACGCAGCTCGCAGAAGCTTTCCAGCAACCGAACTGGACGAGCATCAACAACATTCCTGCCGACCAGTACGAATCGGTCGCTCCCTGGTTCCAGGTCTAACCGGCATGAAGGACGGGGCGGAACGTATACACAGGCGCTTTTCGCCATCACAACGGGAGCGCAACGCAGGTTGCCCCGGATCGTGGAAGCTGCTTGCGCGTACACCGCCCCGTCCTCCGTCTATTTGGTCAATCGAAGGTGACAAAGCGCACCACGTACTTGAAGTGTCTTTGCGCAATGGCGTACGTCGTGCGCTGCAAGGACACAGAGAGTTCAGCCTGTACAAAAGCGAAGACCTTGACCAAGGCTTCGGCAACAACTTTTACTTCTCGTTGCAGGTAGCGCTTAACCACATATATTCTATCCTCGACGAGCACCCGGACGCCGTACTGTACTTGGAAACAGAAGTGGAAGTTCCGCTTGAGGCTGCGCCAGGCGAAGGCGACGGGTACTGCGATATCTGCATTTACATTCCGTCAATCCGCACTGTGTACATTATCGACTACAAGCACGGCGCGGGCGTGACGAAGGACATTAACGACAACAAGCAGGTGCGGCAGTACTCGACAGGCGTCCTGTTCGGGCCGAACCCTATCGTCAATCCTGCCGACGTCGACGAAGTGATCGAGTGTATCATACAGCCACGTGCATTCCACAAAGACGGTATCATCCGCGAGTGCTCCGTGCAGCCGTGGGAAATCGAATGCTCGATTGAGGACATTAACAACGAGGTGCTGGCCTGCTTGGACGAACGTGCGCCGCTCGTACCTGGCGAAGACCAGTGCCGTTTCTGCGACGCGAAGACGACATGCCCCGCGCGTGAGGCCATGGGCCTGCAGGTTGCGAACAATCAGTTCAATCAGATCCGCGACGTCGTTACCGGGACGATACCGGCACCGCAGGATCTGGACGCCAATAGGCTCGGCTACATCTACAACGCCGCGCCGATGCTCAAGAAGTTTCTCGACGACGTCGAAGAGCATGTCTACGAACTGAAACGTTCAGGCGTGCACGTGCCTGGCGTCAAGCTCGTCGAGCCTCTTGCCCGCCGCGAGTACTATGGCACTGAGAACGAAGTTGCGTTCAAATTGGCGGCGCTTATTGGTTGCCCCGTAACGGACGTATACGAGTACAAACTTATGAACATCACGACCGCAGAGAAAGCAGTCGTTGAGGCGTACAAATCTAAAGTTGGCAGGGGCAAAAAGAAACTTGCCGCAGAAGACGCCAAACACGCATTCGCGTTCTTGACAACCAAGAAGCCTTCAAACAACTTGGTCCTTGCACGTGAAGACGACGACAGACCTGACGTGTCCCTGTCGCATCGTACATACCAACAGATCGGATACGTTGCACCGCCACCAGTGGCAGAAGAATAGTTGCCGATAGATAGGCAGAGATCAGAAAGACAGAGCTATGACAACGACGATCATGAGAGACAGTATCGTAGGTGACGCATGGATCATGCAGACCTGCCAGGCCGTGCCGATCCAGCGCGTCTTGAACGACAAGGGTGAAGTGACGCAGGACATTTTGACAGGCCCGGTTCGCCTGTCCTGGTGCGATCTGTTCGAGCTGCCGCCCGTCACGAAGGACAACCAGAACCCGAAGTACGGAACGACGTTGCTCTTCCCGCCGAACAACCTTATCGACATGACGTTGTTCTACGAAGACTACTACAAGGTCTGCGCCGCATCGTTCGCCGACCATTGGGACGGTGGCACGCAGCAGTATTACGGTCTCAAGACGCCGTTCCGCCCGCAGGAAGAGAAGTTGAAGTTCCAAGGCTACACGCCCGGTTCGATCTTCATGACCGTGTCGACGAAGTTCAAGCCGTCTGTCGTCGACGTGCGAGGAAACCCCATCGTCGATCCGTCGAAGGTGTACCCCGGCGTGTGGGCGATCTGCTCTGTCAACGCATACCCGAACACGGACGCGCGCACAAAGGGCGTACGCTTTGGCCTGCAGAACGTCATGATCATCGGCGACGACAAGTCTCTCGGCGGCGGCGGTGCAGACCCATCGCAGACGTTCAAGGGAATTGCAGGCCAGGTCGCGGCCCCGATTGTCCGCCCCGATATCGCCCGCAACATGCCAGGCTCTGCGCCCGCTCCTGGTGGCGTTCCGGCTGGTGCACCGCCGATCCCGCAGTCGCACTACTCTGCGCCAGGCGCAAGCCCTCCACCCCCACCGCCAGTCTCTGCGCCTGAAAGCGAAGACGACCGGATGATGCGCGAAATGTTGGGGGGCTAACAATCTCCTGCCGACAGATAGGTGTGGCCCCGTGCCACGGTGCGCAGGTTATAACGGGGCAACTTAACCACAACGAAAGGAACGTACAATGAGCAAACACAACCCCTTCCCCCCCATGCCTGCGCCAGACGTCGCACCAGGACAAGGTTTCGTATCGGCAACGTCGGTCGACACAATCGCTGAAAGCGTACGCCGTGCAGATCGTGAGATCGACAAGTCCTTCGCGCGCATCAAGCAAGCGAACGAAACGATTGCACGGGAGTACCAGCGCATCGATACACTGATCGTTTGCCGGAATGAACTCGGCTTGGATCTGCACAAGGTCGCGCCGCCTGACTACGACTTCCGCGAAGTCACAATGGTCGGTATCGCTCCTGCGCCGTGGGGTGCGCCGACATTCCGCTTCCAGCGCAGCAACCCGCTCGCGTTCGAACGTCATCTTGTGGCGGAAGAGACTGCATACGCAGTCAAGGGGAAGAGCGACACGGGCTACGACGACGGCGAGTTCTGACACGAACATGCAGATCCTTTCCGCCCATATAGACTTTGAAACGAGAAGCGCGACGGACCTTAAGAAGTCTGGCGTACACAAGTACTGTGAAGATCGTACGACGCGCCCATGGGGTTTCTCCTGGCGCATCGGCAACACGGGAACTGTGCGTCAATGGCGTCCTGGGTACGCGGACCCCGTCGAACTACTTGAGCATATCCGTATGGGCGGAAAGGTTGTTGCGCATAACGCAGCGTTTGAACGGTACGTCTGGAACCTCGTGCTGCGCCGGATGCTGCCCCATTGGCCTGAACTCAAGATCGAACAGCAAGACTGCACGATGGCCCGTGCCGCCGCCGTAGCGCACCCGCAGGACTTGGACAAGCTTTGCAACGTGCTGCAGACGTCGACGCGCAAAGACCGCGAAGGCCACGGGCTTATGCTCAAGATGGCAAAGCCGCGCAGGTTCAACGAAGACGGGTCGATAACCTGGTGGGACGAACCGGAACTTGTCGACCGCCTAATGGCGTACTGCGACACGGACGTATACACAGAAACAGACGTTGACGACATGCTGCCCGCGCTGACGGACAGATGGCAGGACGTATGGCGTTTCGATCAAACTATTAACGAACGTGGCGTGTGTCTCGACATGCCTGCCGTGCACCAGCTAGCAAGCCTAGTCGAGCTTGCGAAGAAGGAAGCGGACCGTACTATGCGGACCGTGACAAACCGTATGGTCCCTAAGTGTACAAACGTCGGCAAGATTATCGAGTTCCTTAACTCCCGTGGTATCGAGACGACGACGCTCAAGAAGGGCGACCAGGACGACTTGCTGTTCGTAGCCGAGATCAACAACGACCAGGCTGCGCACGACGCGATCATGCTGCGCCGGTCCGCATCGAAGACCAGCACCGCGAAGTACACGGCTATGGTCAACTGCGCGTCGTCTGACAATCGTGCGCGCCAACTTCTGAACTTTCATGCCGCATCGACTGGACGGTGGGGCGGACGCCTTATTCAGCCGCAGAACTTCCCGCGTGTTGACCCGGACGACGAAGTACTAGGCGCTAAGATCGAGTGGCTGCACGAACTACTCGGCAAGAACATGACGACGCGTGAACTGTACGACATGATTGACGTCGTGTACGGACCGCTCGAACCGCTCGCACTTCTGTCTAAAGCACTGCGTTCGATGATCATTGCAGGCCCCGGCAAGAAGCTCGTCGGCGGCGACTTCTCGAACATCGAAGGGCGCGTTAACGCCTGGCTCGCAGGCGAGGCATGGAAGCTGCAGGCGTTCCGCGACTACGACAACAAGGTAGGCCCAGACCTGTACAAGCTGGCCTATGCGCGCTCCTTCGGTGTGGACATTGAGAGCGTAGGCAAGGGTGCGAAACGTCAGATCGGCAAGGTACAGGAACTGGCGCTAGGCTACCAGGGCGGACCGCCTGCGTTCATTTCGATGGGCGATAACTACGGCGTCAATCCGTTCGCTCTGTACGACCCGGTCCGTAAGGCCACGTCAAACCAGCAATGGGACGCGACGGCAGCGATGTACGCAAGCGCGACGTCTAAGGCAGGCATGCCGGAACACGTATGGACGGCGCTCAAAGTCATCGTCGACAACTGGCGCGCTGCTAACCCGGCTATCGTTCAGCAGTGGTGGAACTACCAGGACGCAGCGGTTGAAGCCGTGTCCGCACCCGGCACTGTTGTCGCGACGGCTAACGGCAAAGTGCAGTACTATTCGGACGGACGTGCGTTGTGGTGCATCCTGCCTTCGGGTCGTATGCTTTGCTACGCATCGCCTGAGATCGAAACGACTGTACAGATCGTCGATGGTAAGTACGGACCATACGAACGCGTTAAGCATACCGTGTTCTTTTGGGGCCTCGACGACAAAAAGCAGTGGTCACGTCAGAACCTGTACGGCGGGCTGCAATGCGAGAACGTAACGCAAGCAGTGTCGTGCGACATTATGGTCGATGGTATGTTCCGCGTCGAAGCTGCGGGCTTCCCGGTTATCCTCACTGTGCATGACGAGATATTGACAGAGCCTGACGAGTGGGATACCGACTGTAATCCTGAACGTTTTGCCGCCGAAATGTCTATCCTATCCGATGAATACGAAGGGCTTCCCGTAGCTGTCGCTGCGTGGGAAGACGGGAGATACGTGAAATGAGCAAGCTTGTCGGACAGCAAGACAGAGTGTTTCGCGTACTGGACAGTCGGCACGATACAGACGTGTCTATCACTGAACTGTTCCTGGCTGCGTTCAATGAAGCGAAGTACGGGCAGGTCACGTGGACTACGCGTCACATGCAGCAGAAGCTTGGTCCGACAATCGCACGGCTGAACAAGAAGCTCAAGAACGCCCGCATCGTACCCGGCGATACGAAGAACACGTACCGTATGCTCGTGCAGCGGAAGGTCAAGCAAGGCGATGAGTAAACTTCAAGCCGCTCTGTCATGGGCGGCAAGAGGGTTCAAAGTATTCCCCTTGCATGCCAATTCGAAAGAGCCGGTCCATTCGCAGGACTGGTTCAACCATTCAACGTCAGATCCTGCCGCGATCCGCGCTATGTGGGTCATGCCTGTCATCGGCGGCGAGTTCGATTACAACGTCGGTTGCGATACGACAGGTATGGTCGTCGTCGACGTTGACACAAAGAACGGCAAGGACGGTCACAACGAGTACATGCAGCTTGGCGGGTCGTATGACACTCTCGTCGTACAAACACCAACAGGCGGCTATCACTGTTACTTCGAAGGACCGGACAGTGCGAACGTTTCGATCTCGCAAGCTGTAGACATTCGGTCGCACCACGGGTACGTCGTAGCTCCTGGCTCAACTATCGACGGCGTGGCCTACACGGTACTTACGGACCGTGACCCTGAATGGGTTCCGCTCACAGTCGACAAGAAGTTGAAGCCGCCGTACGTCCGCTCTGAGACGATGCGCGAAGCGGACGACAACCCCGCTGCAGTGCAGGCCGCAATCAACTTTCTCGTCAGCACACCCCCGGCTATCGAAGGCCAACGGGGCGACGAAACAACGTTCATAACCGCCGCGCGCCTGGTCCGCGAAATGTCCCTGTCGCCGTCCAAGGCGTTCGAGCTTTTGTGCGAACACTGGAACCCGCGATGCTCGCCCCCCTGGGATCTCGATGAGCTTCGGGTAAAGGTCGAGAACGCCGCCGCCTATGGCAACGCAGAGCAGGGGAGGCTTGACCCTAGCCTCGTCTTCGCGAACGTGCACGTTGAGCCGCCCCCGTCGATTTCTGAGCAGGTTCACGCATCGTGGGGCAACGCCATCGACGCTTCGGCGACCAGGCCCCGTCCCTGGCTCATGGATCGGCTCTTGATGCTCGAAAAGGTTTCGATGATCGCGGCTGCAGGTTCAGCCGGCAAATCGACCCTGGCGCTGTCGATCGCTATCTTTGGTGCACTCGGCCTGGACTTCGGAACGTTCAAGACGCACCGCCCGTTTAACTCCGTCATCTTCAACGGCGAAGACGACATAGAGGAAATGTCGCGACGTCTGCAGGCTATCTGCGCAACGTACAACTTCGACTACCAGGAAGTGCGCAAGCACCTGTACCTGTTGTCGTACGAAGAGATCGAACTAAAGCTGGTAACGACAGCGGGGCGCGTTCCCGTCAAGAACGACGCGGTCGTTCAGTACTTGAACGAGCTATGTGCGCACGAAAGCGTAGGCCTCCTGGTGCTCGACCCGCTCGTCGACGTGCACGATTGCGACGAAGGTGACAGCACGCAGATGAATAAGGTTATGGCTGTCGCTCAAGGCGTGGCCAAAACGTCCTGTACGTCAGTGCTTATCATGCACCACTCAACGAAGTCTGGCGGCGAGAGACAAGAAGGCCGCATCGGTAACGCCGATATCTTTCGCGGCTCGTCGTCCATCATCAACAAGTGCCGTGCTGCGTTCACACTTATGGACGCTTCACAAGATGACACGGAGCAGTACGACATTCAGGACAGCGAACGTCATGCGTGGGTTCGTATGGACGACGCCAAGATGAACTTGACGCTCAAGAGCCGCGATCCTATTTGGTTCAAGAAGGTCGGTACGCGCATTACGTCGGGTGACATTGTAGGCGTTCTGCACAAGCAGGAGCTGACGAAGAGCACGTCGCACCTACGCTTGCGCATCGCAAACATTCTTATCCAGACCATGCAGGCCAACAACGCAGGGTCTATGCCGATCTCGCAGGCAGTCGCCGTTGTACGTGGCGGCGAACCGATCATGGCGAACAAGAAAGAAGCGGAAGTCAAGCAGACGCTGACGACGATGTTCGGTATAGCGATTGACATACGCGGGAGTACGTTGCATATTAAGCGCGACGGAGAAGGCGGCAAGGGCAACTTGATCGTCACGTTAACGTAGGACAACTACCATGAAGATTAAGCTTGGAAAAGGTAAATCGGAATTTGGGCCTGGCGTAGACATAACGCTGTCAGGCGACGAAGTAGCTACCGCCATAGACGCGTTTCTTATCGCGCACGGTATGTACGTGAGCGGCCCTCGTACGGTAACAGTCAACGGTGTTCTGTGCCACGTAGGCCGAGTGTACGTCGATCCTAGCGGACGGGTTACATCGAAGGGTGTGACGTACACAGGTAGGGGTGAAATAGAATGAGCGAGACAAAGTATTTCCTGCACGTCTGCATGACGAACGGTTGCTACTTCTACTGTGAAGACGCTAAGTCCAACATGTCACTTGTACAACAAGGCGACGCGTGTGGCGCGCTACTGGCTCATGCGATGACGGAAGATCAGTGCCACGCCGCAGTTGATTGCGGCCTGCACTGCAGCGGGGTTGTCGTCCGCTTCGCGCATCGTCTCAGAGCGGACGTACGGCG